AATAGGAGAGTAAAAATGAATGAACTGGATAAAAAACGAGATGAAAAACAAGAGATGATCATGACATTAGTTGAGCATGAATTTCAATTTATTACTTTAAATAAATGTATAGATTTAGCCTTAATAGGGCTAAAACAAGAGATTGAGCAGTTGAGCTTCCAAGACCTAAAAACTAGGTATTCATGGTTACAAATAAATAAGGAAGGAGAATTAGAATGAGGTGCCGACTATGTAATAACAAGCTATCCATTACTGAAAGCGTAATTAAAAATACTCATGGCGATTACAGAGATACATGTGGTACATGTGAAGTTCAAATATCAAATTTAATGTCAGGCTACGATGATTTTTTATCAGGGTGGCTAAATGACCTTAAAATTGTAAAAGGAGATGAGTCGTGAGCAAGATGAAATATATGAAAAATTATAAAAGGAAACGAGTCATGACCAAGATGAAATATATGAAAAAGTGTAACAAATGCAATGGTTTAAAAGAATACATCATGCACGTGAATGGCTTTGCACAATATATGTGTTTAGATTGTGAAGATGTTAGCTATGGAGATAATTCTGAATTAGTTTCCAGAAACCATATCGAGCATGAAAATGATATGTTTTAGTCATGAATTTATATCATGTGACACTTTGAATATTCTATTGTAGAATATTCTTAAGTGTTCATGAGTAATTAACACTTTAGTTATTAATTAAGTTAACACTAAAGAACCCTAGAGGTAGTTATGGTTAAAATTAAACCTAAAAATTATGTTAAAATAGATATGGATAAATATTGTAAACCACAAACATTTATGTCTAAAAAGAATAAGCTAACAGAGAAAATATTGGATAAAGAAATTGAGGAATATTTTATTGAGGAAAATAAGTAGTATAATTTTATGTCTTTCTATTTTGTCATCTTGTGCCGTTTCCTCTGGCATCTTATCAGGGGCAGGGGCTGTTCGGTCATACAAGGTTGAGCAACGTGTCGATGATAGGTTAGAATCTCTTGAGAAAAGCCTAGAATATATATTAGAAATAATGGAGAAGAGAGATGATCTACGATAGCGATATAAAATCTCACATAATCGAAGAGGCTTTACACTCCCTAGCCTCTCATGTTCAATATGCAATTGGAGATAATAAATTTTCTCATGAATTAATTTCCGGTGATATATTTTTTGAATGTTCCGGCACACGGACTTCTGGAAATACTCCGGAAAAATATCATAGACAATCAGATGTCTATAGGTATCGGTGTAACTTGTTCTGGGATACTAGTAGAGATGTTATCTCGCCTATACAGTTACGGGCTTGGCCTGTCTATGTAGATGCAAAAACTGGAGAGTTTAGAGAGGAGGGTGCAGAGGAAATAACAATAATTTGGGCAACAGAGGATGAAAAGTATGAGAATGAGTGAAGACAGAGACCCGATTGTGCAGACTGTGATTGATCGTATGCGGTCAAGATCAGAAGTTGGTATGGAGAAGTATGGTGTCACCATGATGCGGGATGATGTATCAACTGTAGAATGGATAGACCATGCAATCGAAGAGCTACTCGATGGAGCTATATATCTGGAAAGATTAAAGTTAGATATTAGTTCTAAAAATCAACGTCAATCTGCCATTAATCAGCTAAAGGAGGTTGAGAAAATATTTACCAGTGGTGAAGTGGGTTGACAGATAAATAAATAGAGAGTAGAATATTTATATTAACTATAGGAGAGATGCGATATGATAACAGAAGGTATAGTAGCGTTTAGTAATCTAAATGAGACAGAGCGTTTCAATGGAACGGACACTGGTAAGTATTCCATTGTGATAACAATCCCTGATAAGGATGAAGCTAAGAAGCTTTCAGATGAGGGGGTTCTACTTAAAGAATATAAGAACCAGAAGCAGAGGAAGTTTGTTACTAAGTTTCCACAGTTTGAAGTTGTCGATGTAGATGGAGAGTCGGTAGCTAAAAATATTCCATATGGTTCTACTGTTAGAATTTTATGGCAAGGTTCTAAACCACACCCTACTTATGGAGTATCACCATACTTTAAGAAGATTAAAGTTCTGGAATACGCAGATATGTCTGGTGATGGTGCAGATGACGAAGAAGATTTTTAACTAAAGCAAAGGGGTGAGGTAATGATAAAAGAGTTAATCTTAGCAAGTCATATAATGACAGCAACGCCTCACCCTGAGGCTTTCTGCCTAGCTTTAAATGTATATCATGAAGCTAGAAATCAATCATTCGCTGGTAAATTAGCAGTAGCGAATGTAGTTATCAATCGGGTGAATGATGAGAGGTTTCCTAATACAATATGTGAGGTGGTGTTCCAAGGACCAACCAGACCATCATGGAAAGGGACAGGCGAGTTAATACCAGTACGGAATAGATGCCAGTTCTCTTGGTACTGTGATGGTAAATCAGATACTCCATTAGAGAGGGAAAATTTTAATACTATCTATAATTTTTCTCTTAAAATGATATCCAAACCAACGTCTATTGATATTACTGATGGAGCAACGCATTATCATGCCGATTATGTGCAACCTTCATGGGCTAAAAGTAAGACAAGAACAGTTGAGATCGAGGACCATATATTTTATAGGTGGGATTATGCAAACAGCATTGAAAGATAGTAAGGTAATTAATCGAGAGCCTTGCCCTAAGTGTCGAGGTAAGGGAGAAGATCGTAAAGGAGATAATTTAGCAATATATGATGATGGTCATGCCTACTGTTATAAGTGTGGCTTTGTTAAGTTTGTTGATGGTCAAGAGAAAACAGTTAAACTTACACCAGTGAAAGGTTTTGAAATGCTAGGTACTAGTGGACCTATTAAAGACAGAAATATATCACAGTCTATCGTGGCTAAATTCGGGGTCACGTTAGAGCAAAACAAGAAGGGTGATATTCTTAAGCACCATTACCCTTACTACGATAAAGATAATGGAACAGTCGTAGGAACTAAAGTCAGGACTGTAGAGAATAAACAATTCTATGCTACAGGAACCTTAAGTAATACCGGATTGTTCGGTCAGAATTTGTGGCGTGAGGGTGGTAAGTTTGTCACCATTACGGAAGGTGAGGCTGATGCACTGGCTATTGCTGAGATGTTTGATGGCAAGTGGCCTGTCGTATCTATTAAGACAGGATCAGCCGGAGCTAAAGCAGACATCAAGGAGAACTTAGAGTGGCTTGAGACATTTGAGAATGTCGTTATCTGTTTTGATAATGACCCTGCTGGTCATAAAGCTACTCAATCTGTACTACCATTATTTTCCCACAATAAAGTCAAGGTTGTAGCCTTACCGGATGGTGTTAAGGATGCTGGTGATATGCTTAAGGCTGGTAAGGTTAGGGAATTTACATCTTGTTGGTGGGATGCTAAACCCTACCGCCCAGTAGATGTTGTTCCCTTTTCCGATGAACAATGCTGGGATGAGTTTGTTCGCAGGGGTACTGAGGAAGTAACACCTCTTCCGGCTGCTTTTGGTACACTCAATGGAATGATGAATGGAGGTATCGCTGCTGGAGAGGTGACTGTTATCGGAGCCTTAACTTCAGTCGGTAAAACCACAGTAGTCTATAACCTTCTATATGGTATGAAACAGGAGAGTAATAAGAAGATCGGTGTAGCTTTCCTAGAGAGTAGTTTAGGTGAGACTACGGAGAAGCTTGTCTCGATACACATGGGTAAGAATTTATCAAACATTCCTAATGCTGATCGTGACTATCAAGAGTTCCGTAAGTTCTATGATGATCTTAAGAGAGATGAGAAGTTACACATTCATAACCACCAAGGTTCCGATGATCTGGATGAGTTGTTTTCCAAGATCAGATTTATGGCTAAAGGTTTAGATTGTGATGTGGTTATTATTGATCCGTTACAAGTTGCTGTAACAAGTAATGAGAACGGAATGATAGATGCTTTTATGGATCGTTGCCTTAAGCTTGCAAAGGAAACTAACATTAGTATCATTGTTGTTTCTCATATGCGTAAGCCACAGGTTAAAGATGCTCATGATGTTAGTGAGTATGACATGAAGGGTTCCGGTTCTATTAATCAGATAGCATTTAATACAATCTTACTTAGTCGTGATAAATTATCGGATGATGATTATGCTCGTAATTCCACTAAGGTACAACTTGTCAAGTGTAGGCGTACTGGACGTACTGGTACTGCTGGCTGGTTATACTATGAGCAAGACACATCTAGGTTATTACAAGGCAACCCTCCAGAGATACAGGCGGTGAATGATGAAGAGTTTTAAACAACCTAGGAAATGGCATCATAGCGGTGTTTATAATAAGGAGAAGTATATAAAAAATCGTACTGACATGAGATGTCAAATTTGTAATCAACAATATGCTACTGAGCTTTTGGATTTTCACCACCCATTAGATAGTAATAAATTAATGGGTTTAGATGTTAACAGTTGGCGTGGTGTTAAAGGTCCAAAAAAAGAAACACTTGATGAAGCAGATAAATGTGTTATACTATGTAGTAACTGTCATAGGCTTGAGCATATTGCTTTAAGAAGAGGTGAGACATTAACCAATGACAACAAAGCTTATCGTAGATATAGAAACCACAGAGTTACCCGTTACGAAAATCTGGATGATTGGTACTCTGAGCGAGTCGGGAGAGGTCAGAAACTTTCTACCACCATTTAACAAAGAGGAGATACAACAATGGCTAAATCAACACGAGGAAATTATTGGTCACAACTTCATAGATTTCGATTCAGTACAGTTAAACAAATTCCTAGGTATCTCGTTCGATGGGATAAAAATAGTAGACACTTTAATTTTATCAAGGCTGTATAACCCACAGTTAGAAGGAGGACATTCCCTTAGAGCGTGGGGTGACAGATTAAATTTTCCTAAAGGAGAGCATAGTGATTTTAATTCCTTCAGCCCTGAGATGGAACAATATTGTATCCAAGACCTTAAGGTTACACAAAAGCTGTATAATATACTTACAGATAAGCTGGCTGCTTTTGGTGATACAAGTATCGATCTGGAACATCAGGTTCAGTCAGTGGTTACACAACAAATTCAAAATGGGTGGACGTTAGATCAGAAGAAGTGTTGGGATTTATTAGCTACCCTTAAGGAACGTAAGATACAACTAGAGGATGAAGTTCATGAGAAATTTAAACCACTACCTGTATTCATTAAAGAGATACATCCTAAGTACAAGAAGAACGGAGAGCTTTCCAATGTCGGTATTAAGTTTCTTGGTGATGAGTGGCGGTCTGTATGCGGTCCTTTTAGTCGCATAGATTTACCAGAGTTTAACCTAGGTTCTCGACAACAGATAGGCAGACATTTACAATACTTTGGATGGAAGCCTGATAACTTTACAGAGAAAGGCCATGTGATTGTTGATGAAGCTATACTTTCCAAAGTGGTTGGTATTCCAGAGGCTCAGTTAATATCGGAATACTTATTAATACAGAAACGTCATGCTCAAATACAATCATGGTTAGATGCAGTCGAGGAAGATGGTAGAGTTCGGGGTTATGTTAATACAATAGGGGCTGTTACTGGTAGGATGACACACAGTAGTCCTAATATGTCTCAAGTCCCTGCAAGTTACTCACCTTATGGTACGGAATGTCGTAGCTGTTGGACTGTACCAAAAGGTAGGAAGTTAGTAGGAGCAGATGCTTCCGGAATAGAATTAAGAATGTTAGCTCATTACATGAATGATAAGGAGTACACACATGAAATCCTCCACGGAGATATACACTCAGCAAACCAAGAGGCTGCTGGACTTACAACAAGAGACACTGCTAAAACTTTTATCTATGCTTTTTTATACGGAGCAGGAGACAGGAAAATTGGTTCCATCGTTGGTGGTTCAGCAACAGATGGAGCAAGACTTAAGACATTATTTCTCGACAACACGCCATCTCTTAGAGACTTACGAGAAAGAGTTGAACGTGCCACTGTTAGAGGGCATCTTAGAGGCTTAGATAATCGTAAACTTATTATAAGAAGTAACCATGCTGCTCTTAATACTTTATTACAATCAGCAGCTTCAGTGGTTATGAAGAAGTCCTTGACGATACTTGATGAATACGCTAAAATATATGGTATAGACTATAAATTTGTAGGTAATATTCATGACGAGTTTCAAGCGGAAGTTAGGGAAGACCAAGCAGAGAAATTTGGATGGCTGGCAGTGGAGTGTATAAAAGCTGCTGGTATAAAATTTAACTTACGCTGTCCCTTAGATGGCGAATACAAGGTAGGGAAAACATGGGCAGATACGCATTAGAAATCTGTGCTAAAAGACAAGGAGATATGTCGGAAATAAAAGCTTTATCTTTTTTATTAGATAGTGGGTTTGATGTATTTAGAAATGAATCTTCTACTGGTCCTGTAGATATAATCACGTTAGATATTACAAGAAAAAAAGTTATTTTAGTTGATGTTAAAACTCAACCTCCGGCTAAAACTACAGGAATATATCGTATTCCAAACAAGACTAAAATTCAACAAAACTTAGATGTTCAGTTTCTATTTTATGATAAAAATACTGATACGTTTACATGGGAAAAGGATATAGTAAATGAGTAAAACTTTATCAACATTAGTTGAGGATATTTATACTCTTATGAAGAACAGAAATGTTCCGGAAGGTATAGATGCCGAAGCAGAGATTGAGAAATTTGGTGAAGCTATGAAGGCTCTTATGCGTAAAGAGTTTTTACCAAATGATAATTATCAAAATCGTAAAGGTTTACGTTTATCATCTATAGGTAAACCGGAACGTGTCCAATGGTATAGCTTTAACAAATGGGTAGGAGAAAGAATACAACCCCATACGTTTATTAAATTTATGTATGGTAATATAATAGAAGAAATGTTGTTGTTCCTTACTCGTATGTCAGGTCATGAAGTTACTGATGAACAGAAAGTTTGTGAGGTTAAAGGAGTTAAAGGTCATATGGATTGTAAGATTGACGGAGTAACTGTCGATGTTAAATCTACAAGTACCTATGGGTTTAAGAAGTTTAAGGATGGTACACTGGCTGCTGATGATCCATTTGGTTATATACCACAGGCAAAAGCTTATGCTCATTCAGAAGGAGAACGTAAATGGGCATACTTAGCAATGGATAAACAGAATGGACATTTGTGTGTTTTGAATTATGACCTTGACGATACTAAAAATCCAATGTATAATTATTATAAGGAAGATATAGAGGAGCTTGTAGAACGTGTAAAAAAATCCGTAGAGGGAGAAGAACTTCCCTCTCAATGCTCAAAGCCCATTCCGGATGGCAAGTCGGGCAATTTAAAACTATCTACTATATGTTCTTATTGCCAGTACAAAAAACATTGTTATCCAGAATTAAAAGCATACGCTTATTCAACCGGACCTAGATTTTTAAGTAAAGTAGTAAACCCACCTAACGTACAGGAGATTAATTTAAATGCCATCATTTGAAGTCTTACTACCGGACGGAAAACGAGTAGACATAACTAAATCTATTAAAAAAGATACCTCAGAAAAAGGGATCACAAAAACATTAAAGGACGCTTTAAAAAAAGGGGTCAAAAATGATTGAATTTAAAGTAGTTACTTCTATAAGACCGGAAAAATTTGAATCAATGATTACTATTCTTTTAAATGAAAAATGGGAGTTACATGGCGCACCTTTTGTAACTTCTGGAGGAGTCATGACACACGCTCTTATAAGAAATATAAAAGATGTTAAGAAGTCTAGTGCCTAAATATAGAAATAATTTTGAGAAACAAACAGGGTTAATTTTAGGGATAGATTATGAGTACGAGTCCCTAAAATTACCCTACGTTGTTCATAGAAATTACATCCCTGATTTTATTAAAGGAAATACTTTAATTGAATGTAAGGGTTTCTTTAGAGTAGGAGACACTCAAAAATATACATCGATACGAGATTGTTTATACCCACAAGGATATGAATTAGTCTTTGTACTTCACAACCCATTAAAAAAAGTTAGAAAGCGTGGTAAAATAAACATGGCTCAATGGTGTGAAAAAGAAAAATTTAAATGGTATACCTTGGAGAATATAGAAAATGTCCTTACCTGATAAACAATTTTTAAACAGGCTATCTAATTTAGCTGAACCTTCCTTTCTTTGTGAGATTTTAAACATTTCTTCTGATGATATTATAGAAAGATTTTCTGATCTAATTGAAGATAACAATCAAGAATTAAGAGAAATCTTTGATGTAGATACCGAAGAATATTTTGTTGAAGAATTTAAAGAGGAGAAAAATGTTGATTGATAAAGATGAAACAACATTTCATTTTACTCCTGATCCTCTTATAGGAAGAATTGAATTAATAGCAACTCTTGTTTTTAGTTTAGGTGATAAGGATAGTACAGAGGAACAAAAAACTATGATAAGAAAAGCAATACATTTATTATTTGATAGTTGTTATATGGATTTAGCTTTAACAGACCCTAAAAGGTTAAATTAAAATGATGTATAATTATAAAACAAGAGAAGATAAAGTTAGTGAATTTCATAGAGCAATGGGATTAGATTTAAATAATGATCCTAGTGTTTCTTTATTGGAACTCCGTAAAAATTTATTACTAGAAGAAGTACAGGAAACTGTAGAAGCTATAGATAAAATTATTATGGAATTAATGCGAGGTAGAAAACCTTCTTCAGAAGATTGGGCTAATTTTCTTAAGGAATTAAACGATGTCCAGTATATTATATCCGGCACTTTCATTAGTTTTAATACCTTTCTTGGTAATCTTGATACCTCTTTTAATAGGGTTCATAACTCTAATATGTCTAAACTTGACGAGGAGGGTAATCCAGTGTATAATAAAGAGGGGAAGGTGCTTAAGGGATCGAATTATAAAATCCCTGACCTTAAAGATTTAATAGGAGTAAAGTAATGAAAGTTATAATATTAATTTTAACCATTGTGTTTTCAGATAACACAGTACAATCTAAAGTATTTCAAGCACCTTCCTCTGAAACTATGACACACTGTAACAATGTTGTTCTTCCTAATGCAATAAACACTATGAAACAATCAGTCCCTTTTGCTGTTGGAATATCTGGTACTTGTTTTAAAGTCACTATAGATTTGAAGTTAATATAATGCAGTATGGTCCACAAGTTCCGTCATGCGATTCCTTACATTCTCAAAAGTATAGGTTAGCAAATGAAGCGTTCAGTGAAGCGTGTTCGAGACAGGCAGCGGCAATGGCCGATAGTGAAGAACATAGACAAGAGTATAAAGACATTTTACTCAACCAAAGGTTTATGCCAGCAGGAAGAGTTCAAGCAGCTATGGGGAGTCCTAGGGATGTTACAGCGTATAACTGTTTTGTTTCCGGAACTATTGAAGACTCTATGGAAAGCATTATGGAGAGAGCTACACAGTCCGCTGAGACTATGCGTAGAGGTGGTGGAATTGGCTTTGATTTTTCTCGTATTCGCCCCAATGGCGATCGTATTGTCTCTCTTGATTCTAGCGCAAGCGGTCCTGTGTCTTTTATGGGAATCTTTGACTCAGTATGTCAAACAATTATGTCAGCAGGACACCGAAGAGGAGCTATGATGGCAGTCCTCCGTGTTGATCACCCAGACATCGAGGAATTTATTAGAGCTAAACGTAATGAAAACACACTAACTAATTTTAATATATCTGTAGGTGTTACAGATGAATTTATGGAAAGAGTTAAAGATGGTAAGTTGTTTACTCTAAAGTTTGATGGACAGCCTTATAAAGAAATTAATGCCGAAGCTCTATGGAATGAGATTATGCGTAACAACTGGGATTGGGCAGAACCGGGGGTATTATTCCTAGATCGTATTAATAATGATAATCCTTTGTGGTACTGTGAGACTGTCTCAGCAACTAATCCATGCGGTGAACAACCTTTACCGCCTTATGGTGCTTGTCTTTTAGGTTCCTTTAACCTTGTTAAGTATGTTAATATGGAAACTAATAAGTTTGATTTTATTAAATTTAAGGAGGATATACCTCATGTTGTTAGGGCTATGGATAATGTCATTGATCGTACTTCCTATCCTCTTCCTAGTCAGGAGAAGGAGGCAAAGACTAAACGAAGAATGGGCTTGGGCATTACAGGACTTGCTAATTGCCTTACTCTTTGTGGCTATAGTTACGGAAGTGTTAATGGTAGGAAATTCACTCGTAAAATTCTAAAGACACTTATGTGTGATAGTTATGAAGCAAGTTCAAACTTAGCAGTAGAGAAAGGATCGTTTAAATTATTTGATGTAGATAAATACCTTGAGGGAGAATACATCTCTCGTCTTCCTGAAGATATAAAAGATAAGATTAAAAAACAAGGTATGAGAAACTCTCATCTTACTAGTATAGCACCCACAGGTACAATTAGTTTTACAGCCGATAATATATCCAGTGGAATAGAACCAGTATTCCAACATGAATTAGATCGTACAGTACAAACAGAAGATGGTCCTAAGATTATTCGTTTACGAGATTATGTATATGATAAATACAATCTTAAAGGAGAGACTACTGACGAGCTTTCCGTTGACAATCATCTTGATATGCAGATTGCAGTTCAACCATTTATTGACAGTGCTGTATCTAAAACTATTAACATTGGTAGCCAAGTTAACTTTACAGAGTTTAAAGATGTTTACTTTAAAGCATGGAAAGGTAAACTTAAAGGAGTTACTACCTTTAGATTAGATGGTAAACGATATGGAATATTAAATAAGATTGAACCAGAGGAAACACAGGAAGACGGAGCAGCTTGCTTTGTTGACCCAGCAACAGGACAAAAAGAATGTGGTTAATAGATTTAATAATATCAATACTTTTACTTTAGGAGACTTAGATGCCAGCTAGAAAGCACACTCAATGGTTATCTGAACCATCTGTTGAATACGTTGATAGTCGTATTTATAGTAGTTGGGATATATTTAATAGAGAACAGGAAAAAATTTTTAAGAAGTGTTGGATACCTTTGTGTCATGAATCAGAGTTAGTTAATCATTTAGATTTTAGAAATTCCAGTATAGCTGGTTGTAAAATTGCTATGATACGAGACAAGGAAAAAATTGTAGCCTTTCAACATAGCTTTCAATCAATGCCTGTCAGTGGTAATCTAACGGAAGATGGTGGTTATGATCATTGGAATTGTCCTGAGTTACATTGTGAAGTTAAATTTGGTGGTATGGTATGGGTAACACTTAATCCAGAGCCTACACAAGATGTCGAAGGATGGGCTGCCGGGGCATTTGATTGTATTAGACCAGCTTTAGACACAGAACCACTTGAAGTATTCCACTATCACAAAGCTATTATTAAAAGTAATTACAAGTTATGGCATGACACTAATAGTGAATTTTACCATGATTATATGCACTACTTTAATCGTACAACAGGGTTCAATGAAGAATACTTTGCTCGTAAATGCACGGGGTTTGATAACGGACACGTTAACGTAGGTAGTTTTGAAGTGCAGTATACAGCTATGGAAAACGGAAAGGACAGAGGTGAATTAAGCTTTCCTCATTTACCCCCTAATCAATGGTATATGATTGATTTATTTCCGGGGATGAACTTTAACCTAAGAGGTAGTGCGCTCCGTACAGACGTTGTAACGCCATTAGGACCAGACAAAGTTATGATAGAGTTCAGGGGGTTTGGTCTTAAGAAAGACACACCAGAGGAACGTAAGACACGCATAGAACACCATAATACCATATGGGGTCCAATGGGTAGAAATTTACATGAAGACTTAATAGGTATCCAAGGTCAAGGATCAAGTATGCAACCTAACTCAGAGCATCGTCATATACTACATGGTAGACATGAAGATGAAACTATCCATGACGAAGTGGGCATGAGACATTTTTATCAAGAGTGGGGTAACTGGATGGGTATTGATCCTTCAAACCCTATGAAAGATAATGCAATCTGGGAAAATAATTAAAAATCTTTATCTGATAATTTTTCGTTATATTTTTCAGCCCCACCTAAAAACCAATGGTACATAATAGTTCCTGCTATTGGTACGTTTTTAACTTGTTTTTGTATTTTTTCATAATCAGTTTCTTCTTGAACAAGTTCTGATGCAATTTTTCCAACACTTTCAAGTAAAGGATTTGCTGGAGATATATTTCTTAGCCCAGCTTCTAATATTTTTCCATCTGATATAAGTTTTTCCGTTCCATATTTAGTTAACCCATAAACTCCTAAAAATGACCATACTAAATTTTCAGGAATATCATCTATCCTTACATCCTTACCTAATATTAAATCTTTAACAGTTTGTGTACCTAAGTTTGCTCCGGATAAATAAGCTGCAAGTTTAGTCATATCTTTAACAGCTTTTATTTTATGTCCCATCCCTTTTTTAGATGCTTCTTGAATTATATCTCTACGAACAACATCTATTTGTTTAAGACCAAAAGATTTAAGCATATAAAATACTCTACCATCTTTTGATTCTAAATATTTTGGAGGCATTTCACTTAAAGAAATTGGTTGAACGTCAGACAATTCATTAAACAATAATAACTTTACATTTTCACTCATTTTCCCTGCTTGAAGATCAGCTATAAGAGGTTCTGTATCATTTCCAAAAACTTTACCCCATTTTTCCTTTAATTTTTTTATTCCTTTTTCTGATTTAACTAGTTTTTTATTTTTTATTAGCGCAGCATTAATATATGTTTCCTTACCAAATTTATCAACTGATCTAAACCCTGAAGCTTTAAACAATTTACTTAAACCATTTGCAAATTTACTAGGATTTCCCATTTCCGTAGAAATTACATTATCTAATCCTAAATCAACTAATCTAACTTTTGGTCCTGAAAGATTAAAAACTTCAGGCATTGCTGCTTTTAATGTAGGTTTCAATCCATTTTTAAAACCAGATAAACCTAAATCCCCTACTTGTGTTACAGCAGCAATAGGGTTAGCTATTGTTCCAGCATACCCTACATCTTTAAAAGCTCTGGACCACTGACTTACAGATTGTTCACCTTTAACAAATCTTGCTTCTAATAATGATTGAAGTTTTGTTTGGTCAGCATTATTAATATCAGGAAGTTCTTTTTTAATCCAAGCTCCGATACTATCTTCCGTATCTATATCAAAACCCTTACCAAAAAATTTTGATCTTTCAATATTATTAATTGCACTTCTAACATATTTTTGTAAAGATTCAGCAGGGGTATCATAGAATTGTAAAAGATCATCTGTTACATTATCTATTGTTCTTCCTTTAATAAAACGAGGAGTATTCCCTGTTACATCTACTTTATAACCTCTAACTGCATTATTTAAAATTTCATTTTTTATTTCCGGTTTTATATTTGTTGGAGTTATGTTTTTACTTTTAGCGTAGGCTTCTAATTGTTGTTCATAAAAACCTCTACGCTCAGACCCTAAAGCATTTGTTAATCCGTCAATATCATTTACTGATCTAGGAAAATAATTTTTTATTTTATTTGGATTTATTTTATAAACACCTTCTAATTCTTCACCTAAATTTTTTAAAACAGGTATAACTTTATTAAAACTATCTGATATATTTATTACTCTTGAATTGCCTGTGAGTGTTACATCTACTGTTATTTCCTTTGCATTATTTTTTAAAATATTTGAAACCTCATCAAATCTTCCGTTAGATAAATGAAGTGCAACATCTCTTAAACTTCGATCATCTAATGTTTTATGTAAATTTTCCGCAAAATCTTCAATTTCCAAAAGAGAATTTTGAGTTTTTACAGCAACATTGGATTCAAATTTTCTTAATTTTCCAAAAATAGGAATAGAAATGTTTCTAATTTGAGTAGAAAGAATACCTAAATATTCATCTAATGTTTCACTGTGAAAACGAGAAACAGCACTATCTTCTGTTACTGCATGATCTGCATTTGTTTTTGATAAATCTACAGTTCGAGCGTAAGGTTTTTGACCCATTGCTTGATATGCTCTTTGTACTTGTTTTTCAGTATAACCTAATTCTGTAGCAATTTTAGGAATATCTTCTTGGGTAACTCCATTGCCTAATTTGTTAAGTTCATCCATTCTGTTATTCATATTATTTACAACTTTAGAAGCACTTTTTTGAACTATTTTATCAATACCAAATTTAGCTGCTGGCCCAATTATAGCACCACCTCCTGTATATAAAGCAGCTTTTGTTTTATCTATAGGTTTGTTTCTATTTAAATCTTCAAGAAGACTAGTAACTAATCCCAATCCCCCTGATACCGCAGCTACTTTTTTATATGTTTGTCCAACAGGTATTAAACTTCCGGGATCAATTACTGCTCCGGCAACACTTCCTGTTTGATAAGCTAAACTATCTTTATCAGGTTCAAAACCAGCAGGAAATTCTTCTTTTAGTCTTTTAATTCTTTCTCCAAAAATTATATTTCTACGTTCTTCAGGCGAAGCGTCTTTAAAATCTGGTCCATATGTTTCACCGGGAGCATCGTAAGTAAATCCAAGAGTACCCGGAGAACGTGAAAAATCAAACCCAAGTCTTCCTAAATATGGAGTTAAAGGAAGTATAGATTCTAAATAATTTCCTAATGCAAAAACTGGACCTTCTAATTCTTCATATCCATAATCTAAATTTTGTAAAGTAGTTGGTTCTTTTGTTCTAACTAATTCACCATCAATTATACGATCACCTACGTTTGCTTTTTCTTGTTGTAAAAAAGGAGTTGCATTTATATTTTCCTGAGAAATTACAATACCTTTTTCTACATCTCGTTCCTTACTAAAAACTCTAATAAATTCACCATCAACAACTTTATCCCCCGGCAAAGCTTTAGATTCCTTAAGAAAAGGAGTAGCATTAATTTGTTCTGGACTAAGAATAATTTGTTCAGCCATAATTTACTTTCACTTTCTCTTTTTTGCTTTAGGAATTAAATCAGTTAGGTTATTTTCATCTCTTAATTCTTTAGCTTTTTTAGCAGTTTCATCTCCGGAAGGTGGAGTGATTCCAGCTAATACTTTTAAACCATCTAAAACATTGAGACTGTCATCTTTACCTAGAATTTTTGAAATTGCATCTCCTACTATACGAATTGCTTCGGGGTTTGGTTTTATTGAAAAAAATTCTTCATTTTCTTTATCAGCAAGACTAAGTTTATTTCTAACTTGTTTCCATAGTTCACCATCTTTTGCATTTAAATAGGTCTTTATTAATTTAAGGTTACTTTTGTTCATTTGAGGAGGCACTCTTTTTTTAGACGCACCTAGTTTTAGTAAATCAATATTATATCCAAGTTCTGCTAATCTTATTTTTGCATCTAATGCTGTTTTTTGGTCTTTTCGTGTTTTACCATCTTTATGTTTTTCATAGTCTAATTTAGCATATGCAATTTCTCCTTGTTTTTTTATACTAACTCCGTCTTGCTCAAGTCGATCCCATGAAATTTCAATTTTTTCTCTTTCGATCTCGTCTTGTAATTCACGATAATTTTGATCAGCATCAAATTTTTTACCTTGAAATTTCTTTTCCCACTTAAACATATTTTGTTTTAAAGTTAAATCCCCTGCTGTAAGAGCAACTTTTTCATCTTCCCTTCTATCTGTTCCTAGTGTAGTAGATAATTGTAAAAATTTAGAAGCTTCATTAGGATAACCACGTTTTAATAATTCACCGGAACCTAATTTAATTTCCTTTTCAGTAATTTGCCCATCACCATCTGTATCAAGCATGGCAAGTATCTCATCTCTATCTTTTCGTCTTTGTACTTCGGCTCCTAATGCAGGGTCTTTTTTAATATAAGAACCTAACATCCCGGCTGCACTATCCGGTGATGCTCCACCTAAAGCTTGTCCTATACCTCGAAAAGCATTAGTAACTTGATCACCAAATTGTTTTTGATAATATCTACCGGGGTCTTTTAGTCTATCCATTTTACTAAGTTCAGCTTTTTGTTGCTGTTTTATTAAATTTTCAATATCTAAATTAGGACTAAATAAACCTCTTGGTGGTAACGCCATCACTGTATCTCCTGAGTATAAAATTTATTAATCATTGTTAAAAAGGATCATCTGCATCTGGTTCATCAGCACCATCAGGAGCATCTCCACTTGTATCATCCGTAGGTTGACCAAATCCTTCTCCTGTAGCAAGACTATCTCCTACGCTTTGACCAAAGCCAACTCCAGTTACAGAACTTGGTGGACTTGCAGTTGGACCTCCAATAGAAGGTAAATCAGTAGGCCAAGTTGCCAAAGCATTTGCGATTTTATTTTCTATTTGCATTTGTTCTAAATCATTCATAGAGAATGGTTGATCTTGTGGACCTTCAACTTGTTGAGCATCATCTAAACCAAAAGGATTATCAAATCCAATTATAGAATCATAATCTTCCTGTAGTTGTTCATCTACATCACTACCAAATAATCCAAATGTTAAAGTATTAAATAAATTACTCCAAAAAGATTGTGTTCCAACATGACCTGTTGCTTCCGAAAAAGCTTGATTTCCTACTTCTGTATCTTGATATGCTCCTATTGCCCCTCCAAATAATCCACCTAAAGGACCAAGCATGGAAAGTCCTGTTGCTAAACCTAAACCTTTCCCTAATAAATTTCCTTGTACGGAAGGATTATTAATACTCATAGCACCTTTGGCAAGACTATAACTTTCAGGAGGACTAGTCACTGTTTCATCAAATTCTGATGGAGGTGTTATAGAATTCAAAGGTTCAGTATTATCAAAATTATCCGGCATACCTCCACCACTTATATCGGGAAATAATCCAGTATTTATAGGGGCAGAGCCTTGAAATAATTTAAAAGCGTTATTTACACTTGTTGGTATAGGTTGTGGTGTATTAGTCATAAGACTAGTAGCACCTCGATTAGCTAAAAAATTATTTAACCAATCAGCATTAGTAACAATTTCAGTATTAAAATCACTTGATCCTAATAACCCTGTAGCGTTTTGTTCTAAGGGTACTAAGGAAGCCCAAGTAGGTAAAGGAGTAGCCATATTTAGTTTACCTTATTAAATATTAAAACCTGTGTTATACCCCGGACCAAGCTGACTAATTACACCGGGTCTTGAACTAACAGGATTAGAAAATAATCCACCTAAAGCTTGCAACCCTGCTCCAGTTAAACTTCTATTATTTGCATCAAACATAGAGTTAGCCCCAGCAGTTCTAGCAGATAACCCATAAGCAGCAGCAGTTCCTAAATTACCACCAATACCTCTTCCTAATGCTCCATATTGTAATGGTATATTTAATAATCCAGTAGCAGTTCCTATATCAGCAGACTCTCTTCCTAATAGTGCATTAATTAAACCTTGAGCTTGAGACATTGAACCAAGTCTACGTTGATCTCTTGAAGCTAATATTTGTTTTTCCAATTCACCCATAGCACGTTGACCACCAGTGCTTCCTAAACGTCCTTGTGCTAACAATCTGGTTTCCGCATCTGATCTTAATTGAGCTTCTTCAGGAGCAACTAATGCTTGTTGTTGATTATAAAACATATCCGCAGCTTCAAAAGGATTAGATCCAGCTAAGTTCATAGCTTGTTGACCAAACAACCCACTTCTTGATAAAGCACCTTGATAAATATTTTGGAGTTCTGGAGATAAACTAAGTAAAGCAGTTCGGCTTTCCGGATCAGTATCAAATGTTCCTCCGGCTCCACCAACTCCATAAGGTTGAGCTTGTTGTAAAGCAACATCAGCGTTTCTAGCTAATGAATCTGCCCTTACTGTAGCAGCTTCTTGATTAGCGTCTGATTCCATTTTTGAACCAAGTAATCCTAAACCACTACCAATAACAGGAGCTATTAAATCTGTCCATTTAAACGCCATAATCTTTTCCTTTACCTAATTTTACCTTGTTTGGTTAATAGTGTTGTATTGTTAAGACTTGAATAGTTACCATTAACCTCTGTAACCATCTTTAGTTTAATAACTTTACCTGTTCTACCTAAAGCTATTTTGTATTCATTAGGACCTTCAGAGGCTCCATATTTTGCTGAACCATAAAGAGTAGTAACATCTCCCCATAAAGATATTGCTCCTTCTTGCGCTAAATTAAAAGTTTTAGAGTAAGGAGAACCTATAGAAAAATCTTTAAATACAGATACAGTAGAAGCTGCTCCTCTTCCTCCTGTAATAGTAAACAATCCTGATTTAATAATCTTTGAAATTGTAGGGCTATTTAAATCTAACCAAGAAGTTTGAAATGTATAACTATAATTTGAAGAGGTAGGATACCAACATTTAGAACCATCCCATGTTCCTCCAGAAATACTACAAGCTCCAGAGACAGAGGCTCCATACTTTGATGAACCATATAAAGAAGTAGCGGCTCCCCATAAAGCTCCTTCTTGAACTAAATCAGCAGTTGTATCTGTAATAACTACATCCTTATAACCACTGTACTCTGCTATTCCAGTAGTAGTTCCCATAAATAACTTACCATCAATAGTTCCTAGGCCACATAAGGGAGCAGTAGTAAAAGCCCATGTTGTAACTTTAGGTGGAGATTTAACAAGTTTTAAATCAAATACATAACACTTTTTTTCATCCGGCATAAAGATAATAACTAAACCTTCCTCCGGATAATATGTACTTTTAATATTCGCTATTGTAGCGGAAGATAATATTCTTGTTAAATCATTTCTAACAGGAACAGATAATTCCTGATAAGGAGCTTTACCATCTGTTTGTGCTAAACGTGATAAAGACATAACTCCTTCATAACTAAGAAAAATAATATCTGTACCAACATAAACAATATTATCTCTACCAGCTAATCCTGTTCCTTTAATAAGTTCATCAAGAGCCATAGAACCGGGAGTAGATGCTCCTTCATAAACAGCAATGTTTTGTTTACCAAAAATTATAAGTTTATTCATTAAGGATGCAAGACCAACTACTTCGTCATTACCCCATACTGTCTTTAAATCAATTGCTCCAGCAGCACCAGTATTAAGTTTTTCACCAATTAAGTTATCAGAGTAATAAACAACTCCCGGTGCTTCCGTAATACCTCCGTACCACATACGTCCAAAGTCACCTAAGGCACATGAGGGATCAAAAGTAGTTACTCCTGAAGGACCAACGTAAGTTCCTAAGTCTGTAATGTCAGACCAAGCTGAACTAGTATAGTTAATAACTTGATGTCCTGATTGTATTCCCCATAATTCATCATTAAAGTTAATCCATTGCCAATTACCATTTGATATAGTTTGGGGGCTACCAGCAAAAGATTGAGCCGTTAAAGTATACGGAGTTGTAGAAGTATCGATTTTATAAATAGCATTTCCAGCACCAGCATAATACTCTCTAGTTCTATTAGATTTAATATATCCACCAATAGATTTAACAGAACTTGTAATAGCTTTAGATACTTGTTTTATTCCTTTACGAGAAGACATACGTCCTTGCAAATCAAAAACAATACCATCTGCTTCCGTTAACCATTGAGGACCAAGAGTAGAATCTTGAGCCTGAGTATTCAGACCTGCGCTACCCATATCATTAAGTAAAACTGGAGTTGTTATTTTAGCTGGCATACCATGTCGTTTCATTCACAGTTCTACCAGAATCCTGTGAAATTGCATCTGTTAAAGCTGTTTTAAATCTTAAAGCTGCTTGGTCACTAGGAGTACCACCATCTTCACCACGTTCTGCTAATGCTAACGAATAAGCTCCTAATACTACTAAATGTTCCTGAACTAATAAAGTATCACTAGCGTTTGTTAAATCATCAGGAGCATCAACAGCGTGTACTTTTATAGCATATGTTCCTCCCGGTACAGGCCAAAAGTCTATTGTATTATTATTTAAACGATAGTAACTAGGAACTCCATTAGCTGTTGATCCTGTGTGTGTTACTTGATAAAAATACGCATCAGAAGTTTGAGGTAAAACAGCATTGTTAGTTGAGTCAATAACTTGTAATACTCTTCCTCTATTTGTTAATCCTGTTAAAGTATATTGAGAAGTTGATGCAGATGTATTAAAACTTATAACTGTCCGTAATGCTCCCCAGTTCCATGCGTCCTCTACAACTGTTTTAGCTTCATTAACAAATTCACCTATAAGTTTTTGATAATCATCAACTGCTGTAGAATCATTAATAACACCGGACCAATCGGAACTAATAGTATCTTCCCTAAGTCTCACTAAGACTTTATTAAGTGTTGTACGAAATGACATTATTTCTTCTTCCCATCAATAAATGTTTTAGTACCCTTAATAACTCCTTTGATGCCAAAAGATGCACTAAAGGCAATTATGAGTAATGTCCAATACTGCTCTGGTACTTCACTCTGAAGAATAATAAAAGCTTCTCCAATTCTTTCCACCATTTCTCTTTTATCTAAAACAGCAGCTAAAAACATAGCTATAAAAGGAGCCGTTATAATAACAGTAAGGTATTCGTCTTTCCAGCTATCACCACTGTTACGAGCTTGTATCTCATCCCAGTTTTGATCTCCACGGATAACAGCTAGTTCTTGATCATGTTTTGCTTTAGACTTTTCAGCTTTATTGCTAAGGTACTGTTTACCAATACCAAAGATACCTTCTACAACTGGTCCTAAAAACGGAATCAATTTACTTACCTACTTTTTTCATAGCAACTTTATGAGCTTGTGTAAATGTTTTACCTTTTTTCATAGCAGATTTCATTTCAGTCATGTGTTTTTTACTATGATGTTTCCCATGTCTTTTTAAAGTATCTACTTGTCGTTTAGTTAAAGCTTTAGTTTTTACCATTAATATAACTCCTAGTTTATCGTTTTTTCTTTTTCTTTTTATTAGGTTTAATTCTACCGCTACAAACCCCAGAAGCATACATATTAGCATACGCTGATGGATATACTTTAAATTTACGTTTAGCAGCAGCCTTACCTTTTGCACATAGTTTAGCCATAATGCACTACCATTTTTTACAACTCCAATATCTAGCAGAAAGTTTACTAGGAGGGCTTGTGTCACATTTATGTCTAGCTCTAAAACTTTTTCTACGTTTAGGTTGATCTTTTTTGATTGACATATTAGCATCACCAAATCGAATCAACTTAATTTTATCTCCTTGTTTAGCAAGAACAGCAAATTTTTTACCACCCTTACGAGAATTTTTAGGTTTGTTATAACCGGAAAATTTTTCCCCTGCACGTTCAACAGTCATGTTCTAATCTCCCAATGAGGCATATCCCATTGCCATAGATCAAATCCCCAATGAAGATTATCTACTTCAACAGTTTTACAAGCTTCCTTAATAACCTCTGACAATTCTTTAAAACGATGAATATTATCCCAATCAATAGGATAGGGAACCACATCCACTGCCAAAGATGGAGCAACATTATGTTTTGAATTAGGGAATTGGACTTTACTAGCCCCTGATTCAAAATACTCTTGTTGTTTTTCCTCAGTTCTATGTCCTTCTAATACGGAAAAATCATAGTGTTTTATAGCTTCCTCAAGAACCTTTTGTATTTGAGGGTCACAAGACTGTAATCTTTCCTTACTTTTTGAACCGAACTCCGGCATTTCTATTCCTTTATGTGTGGATGTTTTCCATTGTGCATTGAAGCATTTCTATCTATTCTATTTTCAGCTACTTTAACTCTAGCCATTAAATCAGCTATTTCTCTATGAGACTTTTCTAAAGCAGCAGGGGAAAGGATATGACCCAATATTGTAATTTGATGTTGAAATACAGCCGTTGAACTTTCCGCTATATCTAATCTTTTGTTTATTGATTCCAATTCATCATTAACTTTTTTTAAGTCTTGAATTACCCTAGCTAGTTGATTTTTAACTACAGCATACCCCCCAGCTATAGTTGCTACTAGCATTAAACCTTGCATTGCGTGTGCGCTTGTTAATTCCATATCTTCAATACCTTAATAATATTGTAATAACCAGTATAGAAAACCAGATACAGCTATAACTAATAATACTCCTTTACTTATTTCTATATAAAATAATTTCCTAGCTTTTTTTGTTTCTCGTATTTGATTCTGTCTTTCGTATTTAAGTTGTTCTTGTTTTTCTATTCGTTTTCTTCGTATCTCTAAAATCTTATCCCACGTTCCTTCACCCCATTTAACATCTAACCTAACTCCAAGTCGCCATAACTCATTATTAAGAGCTTTAGCATCTGTCACTTCTTGTACGATTGCACCTAAGTTAGTAGATTCTCCATCTGTATTGTCTTCAAATTGTTCTAAATGCTTATTAATTCTTGTCTCTGTTTTACCTTTTGGCTTTGCTGTTTCTTTTTTCTTAGCTCTATCACTTAAATTAAGAGCAGAATCTAAACTAGAAGCAACTTCTGCTACACTTTTAGCTGAGTCTATA